CGTCAGCCAGACTGCCGGCGGCAGGTTCAGCTTTGCCACCTCCGCTGCCCGCATTGTCGTGATCCCCGAGCCCGAGGCTGTCATCACCATGGTGGTGCTGGCGGTAATGATCTTCATGTGGAGGCCGCATGTGCATCGAGCAACTAGCTGAACTGAATCCCGACGCCCTGACCCCGGATGGTCTGGAGTCTGCCTACGTCGGCTTCACCTGCAACCACCACCATGCCCATGTCGCCGTGTACTCGTTTGAGCGGTGCGTTGAAGTACTCGTTACCCGTGACGGGATGAGCAACGATGACGCTGAAGAGTTTCTCCATTTTAACACGCTGGGTGCGTGGGTCGGTGAGAACGGGCCGCTGTTCATCCTTACGGGAGCCTGCGATGGCGAAGCTAAAGAAGATTGAGTGCTTGGGCGGGCCGCTCGATGGGAAGCGTGTCGCTGTCTCCAACGAGGTGGACTTCGTCACAACGAACCTAAACCCGCTGGTAACGCATTGGTACAACCGCGAAGAGCAGCAGATGGGCAAGCGGGTGCGGCAGGTGTTCCGCCATTACGAGATCCATGTCGGCCCAGAGGACGGCCAGAATGACTGATACCGAGTCTGCCCGGGTCGCTCCCGGCTATCTGGGGGATGGAGTTAGCCCCAGCCACAACGACAAAAATCTCCACCATATTCTCACCGACGCGGAGCGGGAGGCGATTGAGCGTGCCGCGTTTGTTTCTGATCAGGCGGGGCTCGAGAAGTCAGCCGCCACGCTCCGCAACCTACTGGAAAGGATGAAATGAGAATTGACCCCGACGCGTGTCGCGACCCAGACCTCCTTGCCGCAGAGTTGCGGCGATTGCGAACCGTAATCGCAGCAGGCGAGCCAACCCTCACCGACGCGGAGCGGGAGGCGATTGAGGATGCGGCAGGAATCTGTGAGGAACACGCAGAGGAATACGACGGCACGGATAGCTCACCAATTGCCGACACTCTCCGCAAACTGCTGGAGCGTCTGAAATGACCGATAACGAACAGAAGGTCTTGGTAGGTGTCATGCTGTCTGAGATCGGCACGGCACAGAAATACAACTCCCTAGTGTCTGAGTTGCAGGCCGATATCGAGCGGCTGCGGGGCGAGGCCCGGTACTGGCGGACGATGTACCAGCACAACTGCAAAGAGCCGCAGTGGATGGACATCTCTAAGGTGACGCCGCCAGACGAGAACCGGCAGTACCTGCTCTACACGACTGCCCTAGAGGGATTCGTGTGGATCGGCCGGCGTGGCCCGCTGCCCAAGTCAGTCACTCACTGGATGAGCGTGCCAGAGCTACCGCCGCCGTCACTACGGCAGGATGAGCCCGCCTCTGGGGAGCCATGACTGCTCAGTACGCTGTTTCCTGAGCTTGGCCTCTTCCTCGATAGCCTTATCCCGCTGTACCTGCTGGGCAGAGTACTCCGCGGCGGCATTAGTCGGCACGTTACCCGAAGTTTTAAAATTCTCAGAATTCGATACGTCTGGGTGTTGGGTCACAGCCAGCCAGTTCAAGGGGCTCGAAACCTCATCGATACCTTCCCGGGCGACCACTCCAGCAGCTGCTTTGGCAAACCCCTTGCCTAGCCCACCGACCAGCCCAAACCCGAGCGATGCGACCGAGAATGGGTCGAACGCCTCGTGGCCCATGTCGGCCCAGAACTCTCCGGCGGGAGAGTACTGAACGCCCTTTGAATGCCCATAGTCTTTCACCGACGGGGCACCTGATTGCTCGACCAGCCCCCTCAGAGCGTTGCCGTATTCGCTTCGCTGATCCGGGGTCATGCCTTCAGGCACCGGGAAGCTGGCCCGGCCGACATCCTTCTCAGCCCGCTCGTGGGTGCGGCTGTCTGACAAGCCGGACAGGATGTTCGATCCCCACTTGTACCCGTGGTTGATCAGGTCGCCGGCTGCCCTGACAGCTGCGTTGGGCATGAACGGCAGATCCGGCTGATCGTTCTTCAGGAGCGGTGCGTCGTCTCGCCGGGAAGCCCGCATGCTGGCGGTCGGCCAGACGTTCATCTCCGAGAGCACCTGACCGACGACGGTGTCGCCGTTGTTCTCGGTGTTCCCGAGAGAGTGCTGCCCCGGGTAGTGCGTGGACATCCAGCTGGAGTGGTGCTGGGGATCAGCCTCAGCTGCTTCGTGGTATCCGACCGCGTCGTTGAGCCGCTGGGCCCGTGTGGCTGGGCTGAGAGTCGTCGCCTTCCCCCACGCTGACGATGGCAGTTCCAGCTGGGCCGGGTTGTTGTCTTCGTCTACCCCGTAGTTGATGCCGCCAACGAGGTGCCGGCTGCTCGGAACAGGCTGACGATTCAACACTGAGTTCAGGAGGTTGCTGTCTCGCAGTGATCCGTAGACCTTCTGGTCGCCCGGGCCGAGCGAGTACGCGCCGTTCCGCTCACTGTCCGCGATTCCCTCGACATGACCCTGAGCCGACTTAGGGATCACATCATCGAGGTGCGACACCAGCGCCGCATGCACCGGATGGTCTGGGTTCAGCAGGATCGCAGCAGCTGCATCGGGGTCTATGCCGGGGGCGTGACGCTGCGCTAAAGCCGCTAGATGCGGGGTGATTCGCTGCCTCGCAGCGGCCATGAAGTCGTTGTCTGCCATTGGGCCTCCACTGAATTTATGGAGCAGATCCGAGAAGTCGGGCCACAAAGTCAGAAACCCTTACCCCGAGCGAGGAGTTTTCTATGACCCGACTCTTTGTCGCTGCCTTGTTGGCGGCTTGTGTTTCCAGTTTCGCGAAAGCCGAAAGCCCTACTGGCAACAGGCTTTACCGCACCGAATGTAACAACGGCGTATGTCGCCGGGTGTACGTCGGAAGCGAGTGGGAGAACTCGATCGTTGACAAAGTCAACAGCGAGCGTGCTACCCGCGGCCTTCGCCCTCTCGTTGTCACCCAGAAGCTGATGGGCCTAGCCCGCAGCTGGTCGGGTCGTCAGGCGAATGAGCGTCGGATGTACCACTCCGGCTGGTCAGGCATGGGTGAGAACGTCGCCTACGGCCAGAAGGGCCCTTCTGAGGTGATGACCGCATGGATGAACAGCCCCGGCCATCGGGCCAACATCCTCAACCCGAAGTACTCCGAGATCGGTGTTGGCGTCGTGATGTCGAGCAACGGCCAGCCCTATTACACGCAGCACTTCCGTTAATCCCCGAGCGTCCGATTAGCCCTTACGAGCGAGGCCAGCATGTCTGACGAAATGCTTGACGATGTCGAGATTGAAGATGAATCCCCAGATCAGGACGTACCGGATCAGGACGAGTCTCCCGAGGAGGATGACGCACCTGAGCCGCAGGAGACGGCACCGCAGCCGACCGTCTGGGACGCCTTTAAATCTTTGCCTGACTTCCAAGGGCAAGATGAGCGTGCGATTGCTCAGAGGCTATATCAAAGCCTTGAGCGAGAAAAGCAAGCCACGCATGCCCTAGCTCAGTACCGGGAAGTTCTTCCCCACACGCAGCAGTATCTGAGGGATCGCCCCGAGTACGAGAAGTGGCGAGCCTCGCAGTCTGCCCCCGCCGCACCGCAGCCAGCTGCTGCCCCGGCTCCCCAGAAAGAAGAGAGTTGGTGGAACCCTCCGCAGGTGCGTGACGCCTACAAGCGTTACATCGTCAAGGACGAATCCGGCCGGGACTCGATCCACCCTGATGCACCGATCGACGCGAAGCATGCACTGACTGAGTACTTCCAGTACCGGCAGGACTTTGCGGAGAAGTTCCTCACGAACCCAGAGGACGCTCTCGCCCCGATGGTGTCGCGTCTGGCACAGCAGCAGGCGTCGGAAATCGTGCAGCAGCAGCTGCAAGAAGCCGGCCGTAAGCAGTACATCCAGACGCTGGAAGAACAGAACCGCGACTGGCTCTACAGCGACCCCACCAACAGAATTGTTTCAAAAGAGGGTGAGGCTGCCAAAAGATACATTGAGCAAGCCGCACAGCTGGGAATCTCCACACCGGAGGCCCGCTGGCAGTTTGCTCTTGAGAAGGTCGAGCGCGACCTGATGCACCAAGTGCTTCAGGCTCAAACAGGCCAAGCTCGTCAGCAGGCTTTCGAATCGCAACTCAGTCGCGTCCCCGCTCCGGCCCCGCAACAGCCGCCGCAGCGCACGCAGGCAGAAGCGAACATGGAGTATCTGCGACGGGCCGCATCGCGCTCCGCCAATCGTGCTGGCGTGCAGACTAATAACCCCGAAGCTGGTCGCAAGGGGTTGAGCTTTGAAGAACGGCTTCGTGCCGACGCATCCGACGCGGGTCTTATCTGACCTGCCTAACTGAACAGGAAAGGTTGTTACTATGGCTAGTACTACTGACTGGGCCCGCGCTATCGGGACATCGATCACAAATTACCTGCGGGAAGAAGAGATCGCTGTCCTTCGTAAGTTCCGTATCTACGCTGCGCTTGAGGGTGGCGGTAACGTACTAACTAATCAAAGTGGAAGGGGCTTCTCATGGGAAGTTCGTTTTCGAAATCAGCCCGTTTCGTCCAATAATGGAGAAACTCCTCGGGTTTTCGCTCGACAGAATTTGTGGAAGACCGGGAAGCTGGATTGGAGGGGGTATCAGGTTTCCGACATGATCCTGCGGCGCGAAATGCTCGAAAATCGCGGGCAGCAGGCACTTATCAACGTGGCTGGCAAAATGGCCGCTCGACTTCAGGAGTCGATGGAGCAGCACCTCGCCAAGGAAGTTTACGTTGACGGCAACAAGCCGGGTAACGAAATGCGATTCTGCGGTCTAGATTCCATGTTCGGCTACGATGGCACCGTGAATGTTACTAACGGCCAGAAGCGGACGGCCAATGCGGCTGACCCTTTTGCGTGGGCGAAGGACGACTACGCCGGTCTCTCGACGGAGCTTGGTGCGGAAGCCGGCTCGCAGCTTGAGACGGGCAGCTGGCCCAACGTGGTGTGCGATGAGTCCTATGACTACTACACCCCGATTATCACTAATTACACGAGCACGTTCTTCAAGGGTGCTACACCCACTTGGAAGGATCAGTGCGTCGAGGCCGTGCGTGAAGCGATTCACCAAACTAAGAGAAATGATTCGAAAGAATCGGCCATTGACCTCGTGATTGTTGATCGCCGCATGTTCATTGACTATATGAACCGGCTCGACAGCAAGGAGCGGGCGATCGTTACTAAGACGAACGGCCTGAAGTCCTACGGTTTCGGTGATGTGTTCGAACAGGACGGCGTGGAAATCTCGACGGAATATGCCGTTCCGACGGGCTGTGGCTACGGTCTCAGCATCGGGAACATGTACCTGCACTGCATGGAATCGCAGCTGATTACGGCCGAGGGCCCGCATTACAATCAGCACAATCAGGCTTACGAATATGTGGCCTCGACCTTAGCCAACCTCCGTTTTGTAAGTCCAAGAAATTTCTTTAAGCTCGCGGCTGTCGCCTGATCCACCACCCAGTAGTCACAAGGAAAAGTTCGCATGTCCTACAATGTCGATCCCGGCTTCGGCCGTGGACAAGTGCTGGGTGCCCTGTGGGTTCACCCGACCGAGAAGACCGACCCAACCGTGACGGGTGCGTCACAGGTCGGCACGAAGAAGCAGTTCACTGATGTGAACGCCAAGACGGGTGCCGTGCTCTCCAACGAGTTGGTCACCTGCGTGGCCGTTCGCAACACCACCGCGGCGGCTGTGCTTCCGGGCACGACCCAGACGGTGCTCGGTTACACGGGCGTGGTTGACGAGTACGTCAAGCCCGTCCCGGTGAACGAGGTGTTCTGGCTCGTGATCGATGGCCCGACCCAGCAGCCGCTGGGCACCCGGGTCAACCTGATGACGACCGGGACTGCGAAGCCCCGCGTGATTCTGGTTGATGGCGACGAAGTCGATGAGACGGACGCTACGAACCCCGCGGTTCGCGTGGTGTTTGGTGAGGACGATGACGCGGTCACGCCCGACACGACGGCCCCTGTTGTCCCGTAGAAACGAGGTGATCTTTTGCGGTATGTCCTCTTTGTTCTTTGTGCTTCCTTGGTTTCTGTTGCGGTGGCTGATGAGGCCGTCCCTCGTAACCACCTCGATGTGAAGTCCCAGCAGCACGAAGTGCGACGGGATGCTCGCGCCGAGCGGCATGAGATCCATCGTCGCTTCAAGGCCAAGAAGCTGGAGTCACGAGCACGAGCCCTGCGTGCTGAAGGCGACAGCAAGTAAGTGATCAAGTGTGGGTCTGAACTACGGGCGGCGGGATGACACAGGTGTCTCCCGCCGCCCCTTCTCTACCGAGTGAGATATGGCCTTCAGAACACTAGACCCGAGCCAAGACCTCAAGGGCTTTCAGGTCAAGGGCGGCAGCAAGCAGTCGTCTTCGAACGATATCGACTTCGACTACACGGGGATGGATCTCGCCGCCAAGAACGGCGATGAGCTTTCCAAGCTGCGAGCCACCAAGCAGCAGGCCCTGATGGAAGACCCGCTGTCCACTCTTGGGACGGCCGGGCGTATCCGCGATCTCCAGCGGTACATGGATGCCTACCACTCCGGCCGCTCCCTGCCGGACATGAACGTACTCCCGGGCCAGCGCGTCAAGAGCGTGCGGACATCGAGCAGCACCGATAGCGACTCAGCAGCTGCGGCTGATTACTTTGACCCCCACATGCGTGGACAGGATAGGACTAAATAACCATGCCAAACGGACGCTACGTTCACCAGACCGAGTGGACGAACAAGATGCAGCATGCGGATCGTGCCAACGCCGCAGCCAACAACACTGACGGTGGCTCTGCCCGCCTGAACAACTTCAACAACACCGGCGCTGCCCGTCAGGCCAATGAGGCTGTGGGTGAGATGGTGCATGCCGACAACAACTGGGAATACCAGCGTGGTGTCGAGAATGCCTACGATCAGAACAGCTTTGAGCGCGGCTTGCAGGATCGGGCTATGGCCGACCGCGAGCGTCAGACGGCCAACAGTGCCGCCGATGCGCAGATGAAGTACGGCTCGCAGAACTATCAGGCCGACTCCATTGCACGCAGCATGAATGCCATGAACGGCAGCCCGCTCACGGGTCTTACGGCCCAGCCCACGACGCCGGGCGTGGATATTTACAACAACGGCGGGCAGCGTATCGGTGGCTCCGGCTACCGCAGTGTGCTGTCTGGGTTGGGCTGAAAAATAGTCCGGCGCTCGCTGGACGCTCGGAGCCGATCCGGTGGGGACGCTCATCGGATCGGTTTTCGAAAGGAGAGAGCATGGCTATTCGAACGTGTGAAGACTGCGGCACGCAGCTGGAAGACACTGCGATCAACTTCCCCGTCTATAAGAAGCGGGTTCAGAAGTGCTTGGGTTGCGTTGTCACTCTGCGTCGGCAGGCTGCTGACGCCAAGCGCGAGAAGCAGGCACGGCGGATGGGCCGGCTGGAAACCGCTGCCGTCGATACCTTGCTGACCGCATCCCGTAAGGGCGGCACGAACATCCCGCACTCAGCGGAATTGCTTGAGCAGCTGATGGTCTGCTTTGGAGGGGTCAACGGCTTCTCCCAGCTGCTGCTGAAGAACTACTTCGACGCCCCGGCCGGAAGCGGTCAGCGGACGAAGATCATGGAAATGATCACCAAACTGGTGACGGTTAACGCTGATCAGGGTGGCTCTAAGAAGCCCCTCGCCCTGTGGTCGGAAGACGAGCTTGAGAACGAGCTTGATATCCGAATCAGACAGGCAGTAGGGATGCCCGTGCTCACTCTGGAGGTGGTCAGTGAAACCGCTGCCGTCGATCCCGGTAACGTCTAGTTATCAGAAGGAGCGGTTGAAGGAGCTTCAAGCGGAGATCAATGATCGCCGCATCGAGTCCCTTCGTCTGTACCGTGCCTCTCCGCTTCAGGAGAAGATGCACGCCAGCATGGCTAGCGAGCGTCTGGTGATCGGTGGCAATCGATCCGGCAAGACGATCTCTACCGCGGTCGAGGTTGCCCGGGCGGCGACCGGCTGCGACCCCTACGGAAAGTACCCAAAGAGTGATGCAGTCATTGCTGTCGTCGGCCGCAGCTATTCCCATTTGGGTATGGTCTGCGTTCCGTACCTGTTACGAGCGGATCGGTTCAAGATCATTCGCGATTCGCAAACGCAGCAGTGGCGAGCGTATGACCCGATCAACGATGCCGGCCGGAAGGCTGAGGCCAAGCCCGCTCCTCCGCTCATACCGCCAAGGCTCATCAAGAGCATCAGCTGGATACAGAAGAGTGCTAACTACGCCAACTGTATCGAGCTAACGAACGGCACGCGGATCTTCTTCTTCTCAGCTGAGTCAGAGCCTCCGCAGGGGTTCGCCGCCGATCTTGTGTGGATTGACGAGGACATCCCTCAAGACAATCTGATCCCTGAATTGCAGGCTCGTCTGGCCGATAAGAAGGGCCGGCTGCTGTGGTCGGCTATGCCGCACTCCCGGTCGGAGTCGCTGCTGGGTCTATCCGAGCGTGCTGACCGGGCGGTCGAGCTTGGTATACCGAATCCGACTATCGAGAAGTTCGTACTCAGGTTCCTTGATAACGACCATATCGATAACGAGGAAAAGGCCAAGGCCCTTGAGCGGTGGGCGGCAGCTGGCGAAGACGTACTGCGGATGCGGTCTGAGGGCGAGTTCCTCACCGACTCGGTCTTAGTATACCCACGCTTTAATATGGCCGTTCAGGGGATGGACAGATCCCAGCTGCCCAATGGAATGGTGCCGCCTGAGTGGACGAGATACCTCGCGGTAGACCCCGGTCATCAGGTCTGCGCAGTACTGTTTCTTGCCGTCCCTCCCGATGGCAGCTGTGCAGTCTTGTATGACGAACTGTACATCCGGCAGTGCTCTGCCATTACGTTTGGGGAGAAGCTGGCTGAGGCCACGAAGGGCCAGACGTTCTACAGCTTCGTGATCGACATGCACGGCGGCCGGCTGCGGGACATCGGCTCCGGGCGGCAGGTGGTGGTGCAGTACGTCGAGGAGCTTAGGAAGCATGGGGTGCGATCGCTGACCACGGGGTCTGCGTTCATGGCGGGCTGTGATGACATAGCCGCTCGCACGAGTGCTGTCCGCTCGTCCCTGCATGTACGCCCCGACGGCAACACCCGTCTAAGAGTACTGCGCGGAGCCTGCCCGAACCTTGAGAGAGAACTCAAGCGGTATCGCAAGAAGACCATCATGGTCAACGGCGTGGCGGTCGTGAGTGACGAACCGAACACGCGAGGTGAGTGCCATGCAGTCCAGTGCATGGAGTACCTAATCGCATCCGATCCAAAGTACGTTCCGCAGAAGAAAACTGACTTGGAACCCGAGATGCCTCAGTGGATGATGGAGTTTATGGAGCGCCGCCGTAAGCGCACTACGCCTTCGGGCTACACCTATCTCGGCCCGCAGTCGGATCTTTCGGCTCAGGAGATTGAGGAGAACGCGAATGAGTTCGCAGAGTGGCTCTGAGTTTGAGATGCCGGCTATCGAGCTTGGCGATGCTGTCTTGTACTACTCGTCCGCGCTCGACCTGACGGAGCCCGTGCTGGGCTGGGTCTGCCGCCGGCCGGGAGCGAAGACGGTGTGCATCCTTGTGTTCTCGCCTGATGCGGGCTTCGTTGAGAAGCCGAGCGTGCGTCATCTGCACGACCCGGGCCTGCAAGAGAACCCGGCATGGCGGCAGTGGGGTGCGTGGGTACTCCACCCGAAGACCGAACTGCTGAGGCGGCTCGAAACGATTCTCCCCCAGATGGTCACCCTGCTGGCGAAGCACAAGAAAGACTGACGCATGGAAGACACCGGATTCGAAGTCAAGGACGACAGCCCGCTCAACGAGCAGCCGAAGCAGTCCAAGCTCTCGCCAGATTCGCCGCTACGGCCGCTGGCAGCCAGCTGGATTCTGAAGATCGGTGCGGCCAAGCGGGCCAAGTCTCAGTTCGACGCCGACGCCCGGGAAGGCATGGCCTTCTTCGATGGGCTCGGTGCTTGGTCTATGAATCCGCAGGGCGTTAGGGGGCAGAGCCTGATGAGCCGGCCGACCCCCGCGCCCGCATTCCGTATCGCCATCAACCGTGTGTTCGAAGCGGTGAAGCTCATCGGGGCAGTGCTGTACGCCCGGAACCCGAACCGAACTGTCACGCCGCGGAAGTTCCCCACGGTGTCGCCAGAGATGCTGGGCATTAATCCTGACGCCTATCAGGTTGACCCGATGACCGGGCAGCCCATGCCCGACCCAGCTGTTGAGATGTACATCCAGACATCGCAGGCCGTGGGGATTCAGGAAGAGAAGAAGCAGCTGCAAGCGGAGTTGCTTCAGGCATACCTCAACTACACGCCTGTCGAGAACGACTTGAAGGGTCACTGCCGGCGAGCCATTGACGAGGGGATCATTAAGGGTGCCGGAGTACTCTGGACTGAAGCGGTTCAGGTGGAGAACGTCCCACCCGCCCAGCCGACTCTTCTGATCGGCTCGTTCATGGATAGCGTGGACAACCTGCTACTCGATCCCGACGCACAGGTGATCCAAGAGATCCAGTGGTGTGCCAAGCGGTGCGTGCAGCCGATCGATCAGGTGGCTCGCCTATTTGGCCTATCCCGCGACGACCTCAAGCCGAACCTCGAAAGCTACTCCAGTGCGTCCCGTCAGGTGGACGACCGCAGGAACGACTACGGCACGATGAAGCACCGCACGGGGAAGAGCAACGACCTCGTGACCTACTGGAAGATTTGGTCGAAGTGCGGAATCGGTGACAGGCTGAAGGGTGCGAAGAAGGAAGACCGCGGGCTGTTCGATCCGCTGGGAGACTTCTGCTACATCGTCGTGGCCGACGGTGTCGAGTACCCCTTGAATATCCCGCCGGAGTCGCTGAAGGAACCGCTCGATCAGGATGGCCTGCCGCAATCAATGCGTGCCCGGGCCGGCTGGCCGATCCCGTTCTGGGCAGCTGACGCACAAGGCTGGCCGTTCTCGATGTGGGCTCCCAACCCCAAGCCGAACTCGCTGTGGCCGTTGAGCTACATCAAGCCCGGCATCGGTGAACTCAGGTTCATCCAATGGGCGTTCTCTTACATGATGCAGCGGGTCGCCATCAGCTGCGAGACGCTCATCGGCGTGTCGAAGGCCGCGGATCAGGACATCAAGCAGCAGCTGCTCGCCCCCTCCGAGAACGGCTTTAAGGTTGTCGAGATCAGCGAGGCGATGGGGAAGTCGGTCAACGAGATCATCTCGGTGTTCCAGCAGCCCAACGTCACGACCGAGTTGCCGAACCTCATTCAGGAGGTCGCGGCCATGTTTGAGAAACGAGTTGGGCTCACTGAGTTGGTCTATGGACAAACTCGTTCAGCCCTGAGAAGTGCCAGCGAAGCACAGGTCAAAGCTGATTCCATGCAGATCCGACCCGACGACCTCGCGTCGAGCGTGGAGGATTGGTTGAGCGATGTGTCTCGAAAGGAAGCCATGGCCGCTCGATGGCTTCTCAATCCGTCCGACGTTGCTCCGATCCTTGGCCCGCTGGGGGCCGAGGCTTGGGGCCTGCACCTCTCCAATCGGGATGGCGACCCATCTGGTGAAATCGCCCGTGAGTTTTCGTATCGCATCGAGGCCGGCAGTGCGCGCAAGCCGAACAAGTCAGCCAAGATTGAACAATTGAACATGGCGATTCAGACGCTAGGCCCAATGCTCCAGCAGGTGGCAGCTGGCGGCAATCCGGGGCCTATGAACGCCCTTCTAACGGACTGGGCCTCAGCCAACGACCTCGATGTAACCAACTATCTTCTTCCACCCCCACCTCCACCCGCGCCGCCCGGTGCCGTCGCCTCTCCTCCGACGCCCGGGCCGGCTGCGGGGCCACCCGAGCAATCCCCACCACCACCGCAGCAGGGAGGCTGACGATGAATGAGTTCGACAGGGAAGTCGCAGAGATACGCAAGCGTGGCGTTACACCAAAGTGTTTCGGCAAAGGAAAAGGGAATGCCACCGCGGAGCAATGGGCAGCAAACCTTGAGTATCACAAGAGGTTTGGGGCGCAAGACAAGAGGAAGGAGTACCGTCGGGGCTGGTATGCGAAGAACCGCGACCTGACGAAGGGAAGAACCAAGCAGTGGCAGTCCGAGAACCCTCAGAGGCATGCCGCTTTTGTCCAGAAGGCGCAGCTGTTTAGGAACTACGGCATTCTCCCATCGCAGTACGGCGCGATGCTGTCGGGGCAGGATGGCGTGTGCGCCATTTGCGGAGAGACTTGCTCCCGAGGAAACAGACTCTGCGTCGATCATTGCCACGACTCGATGGCAGTCCGGGGACTTCTGTGCGGGAAGTGCAATTCGGGATTAGGCATGTTTAGAGATAATCCCGACCTCCTTCGCAAGGCCGCAGAGTACTTGGCAGCCGGCGGCACACCGGCCTTTGACATTGTCACCTTCTACCAACTCGCCACAGGTACATCCCATGACAACAACTGACCTCCCCTATGACATCGCCGCCGCCGGCCCGGATGTTCAGGCTCACTACCGCCGGATGATCGCAGACGGTCAGACCCCGCGGTTCGCGGAGATGTGTTCCCTGAGCCAGCCGCCGGGCGTGTCGGGCGTAGACAGGACGTTCCAAGAAGGCCGGCTGGACGGTAACTGGATGGACTCCCTGCCCAAGAAGCAGGCCCAGAGGCTCATCCGCGAGGCCAAGCAGGCCGGGGTCAATCCCAACGGCAAATGGTACATGAGTGGTCTGGCCGACTCCCGCGGTGCCCGAGATCCGCGGGCATGGGTCTCAAGCCGGGACGAGGTGCTTCAGGTCTGTAAGGATCGCAGGCTGGAGATCAAGGGGACGATCAACTATTCCCCCGGCGAGGCTGCCCCGCCCAAGAGGATTGACATGGCCCCGAGGCTGGTCAACGAACTGGTCAAGAAGCACCTCGCTGAGAACCCCGGCACGAAGCGGGCGGATGCGGTGGAAGCCGTGAAAAAGAAGCACGCATTGAAGCGGAAGCTGTAATTCCAGATCGGGTGCTCCGGGCCAAAAACCCAGTGGGAACGATACCACTGGAGGCCCGCCATGGCCCGCTTTGAACGGCTGAACAACAGCTACCCCGTCACGATCACCGCCGATCCGGCGACCTCCCAGAAGCTGCCGTTTGGCGCTGTGGCTGGGGCTACGCTGATGGTGACCTCCGGCACGGGCACGATCACTTGGTACTGCCAAGCCGATCCCGATGGCGACCTGTTCGCCATGTATGACGCCGACGGCAACCCGTGCGAGAGTGCTGTTTCAGAGGGTAACGCCTTCGATCTACCAGCTGCTCTGTTCGCCTGCCCGTACATCGTCGGTGGTGGCTCGGACATCGAGGGCTTTCTCGCTGTGAGTTCCTGATGCCCCAGAGCCCCAGACTCCTGCGACCTGTTGCCCGGAAGTCATCCGGCACGGTGAACCCGCCGCCGCCGGCTGTGACGTATCGCATCCTCCAAGAGAGCGTGTTCCGCATCCTCACCGAATCCGGCTCGCCACTCCGTAAGGAGCAGACAACCTAATGGCCGACACAAAGATATCCGCGTTGCCAGCTGGCACAGCAGTCGCCACCACGCTCCTCCCGGGCGTGAACGGTGCTGTCACGCAGCGAGTGTCAGTCAAGCAGATCCTTGACCTCGTGGGAACGATAGCCGGCCCTCCGGGTGCTGACGGTGCCCCGGGCGCTGACGGCCCAGCTGGTGCTGACGGCCAGCCGGGGGCTCCGGGCGTAGACGGGAAAGATGCTCTCCACATCGTCTCGGTTGTTGAGCCTGCACCGGGCACAGAGATCGGTGACCTGTGGATCGACCCAGACGGAGCGCCTGCGGGTGGTGCTGGTGGTTCGTTCGATGACGCAAGCCCGATCACCTATGACTCGCAGGAAGTTGTGCAGCAGACGAACGGTGATCCCATCGGCCTGTCGCCAGACGGCCTGACGTTCCACCAACCGACCATCGTCGCGGCTATCCCGGTGGTGGTGAACGGCAAGCGATACCTCCTTCCCCTTTGCGAGGAGTAGTCATGCCCGCACCCACACGCGCTACGCCCTACCAGAACTTCACCGCCGCGATCAACCCGACGAAGGGGATCGTAGGCTACTACTCCGACGCCGAGACCGACGCCCTGCTCGCTGGCGTTGCGGCTGGCGACGTTGACCTGACGGGGTACGCCAAGACCGAAGACCTGCCCCTTGTCTTTGAGCAGGACGCTGAACCAGCTGGCAAGGACGGTGATCTGTGGCTCGGCCCGGAGGTTACTCCCGCTGCCGCTCCCGTCACGCAGCCGGTCATTGAGGGCCAGCCGCAGGCGAAGTCGATGACTGAGCCAGAGGTTAAGGCCATCGTCCGCACGATGATCGCTGGTGGCAAAGAGCCGCCCGCCGACTTTGACTGGACTCCGATGGTGTTCGTCAAGGGTGCCGGGCTGATCGAAGCCAAGCAGACCAATGGCGTTCTCCTGCTCAGGGGCGAACTCGTTTTCACTTACTCGTCTCCCGGCACCTTCACCACCGTCCGCACTCTCCCTGCCAGCTTGCCCAAGCCGCTGGTGAATTGCAGTGCGGTGGTCACAGGAAAGGAAAACGGACTGGCCTTCAAGTTCGTGTCGGTCACCCTGACTACTTCTGGCGACCTCAACGTAGTGGCGAGTGGCGGCAAGTTCACCCATGTGTCCTTCGACGGGATGATCGCCTATGTGTGCTAAACAGCTATACGTCAAGTCCAACGGTCAGTGGGTTGCTGCTCTCGGCGGCGGCTCCGCGGTCGCTGACGGCCTTGCGACAGAGCAGTTCGTCACCGATGCCATTGGTGCCGGTGGGTTCGCCACGATCATCGACCTGAACGACGCACTGGCGGCAATCCAGACGGGCGACACCGACCTGACCGACTACTACACGAAGCCAGAGGTTGATGCCAAGGTTGCTGTCCTTCAGCAAGGCGTGGACGACGCCAACCTTGGAGTGCAGGGTGTTGCCGACCAAATCCCCTTCGTTGCAGAACAGATCGGCATCCAGACCGACGCCAAGTTCGCCCTCAAGGCAGACAAGGCCGACACCTACACCAAGCAGGAAGTCGATGACCGATACGCCCAGAAGGTAGACAACACACAGAACATCGTTGTCAATGCAACGGTGGCTAGGGGCTATGCGTTTGGAGACGGCATTTCCACCAGCAATCCCGGCCTGCTCTACGCCGATACCGGCGAAGGCTACGGCCCTCGCTTAGTGCTGGATACACCGGCTGGCGTGGAACTGATCCCGTACCAGAGCGACTTTGAGCCGATCAAGGAACGTCTGACCACGCTGGAGAGCAAGCCCGCTCCGACAGTTGACCTTTCCCCCTACATCACTCAGGTGGATGCCGACGCACGTTATGGTGCCCGCACCGCAGAAGCCGTGTCCCTCTTGCAGGGCCAGCTTCAAGCCGTCTTCGATAGCGTTTACACCCGCCCGGAGGCCGATGACAGATACGCGGAGAGGGCAAAGACCTACACGAAGACCGAGTGCGACGGCAAGTTCCTGACGCTCGTGGATATTGATCAGTTCGCTTACCGGGCTGACGTTTACACGCAGAAGCAGTGCGACGACCGCTTCATGCGGATCGACCAAGCGTTCAGCAAGATCGACTTCGACAACCAGATGGCGTTGATGCTGTACTCGCGCAAGCAGATTGATGACAAGCTGATTGCCATCAATCCGATTGGTGCGCCGACGATCAACAATCCTGCCCTTGCCGAGTTCAAGCAGTCTGTCCTAGACGAGGTGAAGTTGATGCTTGTGGGTGGTACGAAAATGCCACCGCCCGACATTGATTGGACATGGATGGTTCGTATGGATGGGGCGAAGGAGTCTGTCTCTACCGAGATTCAAGCGAGGATGATCGGCGGGTTCATTGAACTCAAGGGCACCCTGTCATTCGGTGCTGGTATTGGCGAGTGGGTGCCGCTGCGACTGCCGCCGCAGTTCCCGCTTGCAGAACTTGAATCGAAGTACCCCCTTGCCATGCGGCTTGTTGGCACGGCTGTCACCTACGGTTTCTGCACGATTCACCAGAATAATCGTGACATCAAAGTAAGTCCCGGCGCACGATCAAGCGAGGCAACATTCTCCGGCATTCGATGGAAGGCCGCGTACTGATGCACCCAATGCAGCGACAACATCTGTTGAAAGTCGTGGCGTTCATCGCCACCTTCTTCGCTGCCATCGTCTGGCTGCTTAATGGCGGGAGATTCCCATGATCAACACCCACATCTTCATCGTTGCTGCCGTCATGTGGAGCTTCGTTGCTCTCGCCTACCTCGCCATCAAGGCGTGCCAGTTGTTCTTGGAGAGCGAGGAGCGGGCATTCAATAGGTGGCTGGACGAGATCCACGACGAATTCAATCCACGGGACGAGGGTAAGTAATGGCAGCGCTTTATTATTGGGATGGGTCGGCATGGCTCCCGATCTCGACCGGGAGCAGTGGTGGCGGCGGCACTGGCCCGCAGGGGCCAGCTGGCGCTGACGGGATCTCCATAACCGTATTCGGGCCGCAGCCCACCCCGCCCGTGAATCCCCGCAAAGGCGACGAGTGGATTGATAACTCGATCCGCTCTGGGGACGACGATCTGGTGCTCCAGATGCCGACCCCCGAGCCCGAAGTGATCCGCATCAAGAGACTTCCGCCAACGCCCGAACCCGTGATAGTATATCTTCAGTAACACTTAGATTCGAAAGGTATTGAACATGGCATCCGATGTCCGAATTTGGGACGGCAGTGCGTGGGTTAGCCTGAAGGGGCCCACTGGTAACACCGGACTTCCGGGTACCGGCGCGACCGTAACCGTTGCCGGAACCAACACGGTGGCGGCGGGGACTCCCGCTAGCGTTACCGACTCTAACGCCGACCCGTCGATTGCGAACCTGACGTTTAACATCCCGCAGGGTGCGGCCGGTGCCGCGGCGACCATCGCTGTGGGCACTGTCACCTCTGGTGCTGCGCCTGCCGTCACCAATTCCGGCTCAAGCTCGGCGGCGGTATTCAATTTTGTGTTGCAGAAGGGTGACAAAGGTGATGCCGGCAGCGGTGTTACTATCAAGGGCACTCTGCAAGGCGCAGCCACACCGCTTCCGACCTCCCCTGTCGCGGGTGATATGTACATCATTGGCACTCCGGTGCCGACTGCGGTTAGTACTTTGGTTCCGAGTGCTATCGCTGGCGACGGACTGGTGTGGTCAGGCACGGCGTGGACTGACGTTGGGCCTGTCAGGGGGCCGCAGGGCGCGACCGGAAACACTGGTAACGCCGGCACTAACGCCACTGTCTCTGTAGGGACTATTACTACGGGTGCCGCCGGTAGCCCGGCGAGTGTTACGGACGGCGACCTCGCCAATCCGAACAACGTGGTGCTGAACATGACGATCCCGCAGGGCGCGAAGGGTGATGCCGGTACGAACTATCAGGTTTACAACACCGTCACCACTCCGGTCGGCATGTTGTCTGGCGCTATCTGGCTCGTTCCTTGATAACAGGCGTTACAATTAGGGGATGGCAATAGGGCCTCCCCTCACCGGCACAGGAATGAACCATGCCTTCTGACGTAAGAATTTGGGACGGCGCAGCGTGGGTTAGCCTCAAGGGGCCTGCTGGCGATCCCGGCCCCAGCGCTGTTTCTACAGATGCTGGCAACGTAGCCAAGCTGGGGGCGGATGGCCGCATCTCCGTCCAGCCTGCGGACATGGATTCCCGGTTCGTGAACGTGGCTGGCGATACGATGACCGGCACCCTGAATATCTCAGGGCTTAATGCTGTGTCCACCGGCCTTGTTGTCACCTCATCGGGGGCATCGGCTCTAGCACAGGTGGCTCGCTATGACGCAACGGCTGCCGGTGCTCAGTTTGTCCTTATCAAGGGACGAGGCACATCCGCTGCTCCGTTGGCGACCACCACTGGCGACAACATCGGCAACTTTGTCTACCAGACTCGGAACTCTGGTGGGGCGCTCACCTCATGTGCATTCCAGAGGACTGTAACCACCGCTGCCCCTGCGGCAAACAACACTGCTTGCAAGATAGAGATGGGCGTAAGCGACGGCACCAACGCTACCGCCCCCGTGGTTCTGACTGTCAAGCCAACCGGCGTTGATGTTGCGGGCGTAGCTTCCGTCAACACCCCCGCTCCCGCATCCGAAGCGGCGGCAGCCAAACTCGTAGTGGTGGGCGGGAACGTGTCGGCTGCGAGCCTAGCGCAAACAAACACTCTCGCGGCTGTTTCTATTCGGCCTAACTCTTCCAGCGGTTACACCCTTGCCATCGGGGCTGCGGTCGGGGCGAACAATCCGTATCTGCAAGGCGTGACATTCAGTGGCGGCACCGACGCTGGCCCGTTGTCCATCCAGCCCTATGGCGGCAATCTAGGCATTGGCAAGTCTGGCACACCCACTTCAACCTTAGACGTTGTGGGCACGGTTGCTATCTCGGGCAACATCACCTCGACTGGCACCGCCCATAACTTCGCGGCCAATTCCATTACGGCCTCTGCCATCTCAGGGCTCCCGACTGCCTCTGCGTTAGCTGGTTCTGCATCTACGCCAGCCGGTGCTGCGGGGACTGCCACCGCTTATGCCCGTGCCGACCACTCCCACCCGACACAAATCCTTCGTGCAGACGATCTCATTGACGTTTCGATTACGGGCACCCCGACCGCCGGTCAGGTGCTGCGATACAACGGCACAGGCAACTTCGTCAATGCGTCACTCAGCTACTCCGACCTCGCCGGGACACCACCGGAGGGCACGGCTGTCGCCCCCAGCACCGCCGCCGGTCTGGCTGCCACAGTAAGCGGTACAGTTGGCACCAGTGCGACCTATGCCCGTGCCGACCACACCCACCCCGCTCCTGTTTTCCCAGCCCTCAAGGCCGACGATCTTTCTGACGTTACCGTCGCAACGCCAGCCGCCGGTCAAGTGCTGAGATGGAATGGCACTGCGTTCGTCAACTCCCAGCTTGCCTACACCGACCTGTCGGGAACACCGACTGGTGGAGCCACACCCGGCGACACGGTTACGGCACTCACTGGAACTGGCACTGCGGGGACTGCCACAACCTACTCACGATCTGACCACGCCCACCCCGCCGTCACGCTGGATGACCTTACCGACGTTGTTGTCTCAACACCCGCAGCTGGTCAGGTAATCCAATACAACGGAACTAGCTGGGTCAATCAGCCGCTGATTACAAATAACCCAACGATACTTGCACCCGTGCTGGATCGGGTTTGGGACAGCTTTGGCACGGCAAGTGCGAGTCCGCTTGGTCAGTACAGACCGCTTCTAGTTCTCAACGTACCGCCTACGGCAAGCACCACCCTTCTTGGTGTTCATGTCCGCTCTAGGGATACTAACAACACTCTCCCAGACGATGAGTATGACGGCACTTTTGCAGTAACCACGCTTGGCAAGCTCAATACCGTAACTGGCTTGTTCACTGGTGGCGTGACTCTGTACTCCGACTGGGTGTCGATGGCTCTTGGGGCCAATGAGAGGCACGCTGTTCTCGGGCTCTCCAATGGGCCTTTTGCCAACGTAAAGGACTATTACTGGTCTATCAGGTACTACTCCGCCACCGAAAACGGAGTGTGGTCGGACGACAAGCTTGGTGCGGATTTCATTGCCACCACCCCCGTACCCGTCAATAACAGCGTCAACTTCTACAAAGCCAGCCGCACCATCGATGCCAGCGATGTTGGCAAGGACATTGCGAACGACTCAAACAATTCAGCCGTTGTCGCGTTCACATTGCCAGCCGATAGCGTCTGCCCGATTGGCACTCAGATCAAGGTATTCGATTGCAGCCCTTCGTCCACTACCTCGATCCAGTGCCCAACGGGCCAGCAGATGTGGTGGAACAGTTCAATCACAGGCGGCTCTAACAGCACTGCCGGTGGGCTTGGGCCGCAGACGTTGGTGCTGCCGCCTACTAACTTCAAGCTGACGCTGCTCAAAGTGGCCGCAAACAAATGGTTCGTTTTCGAGTAAAGGAACAACATGGCTGACGAACAGATTCTCTGGCCCCTGCGGGCAGTGTCGAAAGACCCGTCCAACGCCACCGAGCTAGATGACGACAACGCTATCTTCACCGACATGAATCGCATCTCAGATGCTATGGCGGGCGTGTTTGTCCAGAAGTCTGGCGACACGATGACGGGTGACCTAGCCATTCAGGCGGGCTTGTCTGTCACAGGCAACATCAACCTCGACGGCAACATCTTCTGTCAGGGTGGCGTGAGTAGTGAAACTGTGTCGTCTGGCGACATATCCGGAACAATACTGCGGGCATCAGAGCTTGTCGAATCCTTCGACATCCAGACCCAGCGGTTGAGGATCGAAGGCCCTGCTTCAGATTTCGATGCAGCGGTTGACGTAAACATCCAGCCAGAGCGAGTGTTCGGGTGCGGCGTAAGGTCTACCTGTTTCACCCAAGTCGCAGGTGGCACTGCTATCGGCGTGTGGGCGAATGCTGGAGAGATTGATATCGGCTTAGGTGGAAAATACTACTCCTTTTACGCCAACGGAGAAGTGCCGTCATACTTTCAAGGGCCAGTGGGCTGCGGCTGGCTCACCCCAACGAACGCGCTTGAAGTAGGCGGCACAACCAAACTACGAGGTGCGTTGGAAATCACAGGCCGAATCACTGCATCTGCAAGCTCTCACGACTTCGCCCCTAATTCGATCCCGTCATCTGCCGTATTCGGCAACGTCCCGAGAACCGTCGATAACACAGACCCCGATCCCAATCAAGCAGGCCAAATGGCTTGGGATACCAACTTCCTTTATCTGCACACCGGCGCAAACGGATGGAAAAAAGTCCCCCTGTCCGCACTCTAGAAAGGCCCCCATGACCGAAGACAAGCCCGTCACCGAAACGCCCGCCGCCCCCGTCATCAGCAATGATCATGACACCGCTGCCTTGTTGGCCGAGATGGAGGCCCGCCGTGAGGAAGAAGCCAAGATCGCTGCCGAACAAGATGCCGCCCTGCAAGCCGTCCGAGACGCCTGCAATGCCTTTCGTAATCCCAAGTAACTAAGAAAACTTGATTGGCCCACCCGGCCTAGCAATGTACAATTGACCAGTATCCCCGGAGATAACAGATGAGTCTCTTCACGCTCGCCGCCCAAGATGCCATGGAGTACTTGATGCAGACCTCCGGGGGAGGTGCTCAGGACTCTGAGTATCGAGTGCTCCGCGCTGCCCTGCATCACTCCTACCGTGACGTTTGCGGCGCGAAGGACTGGCTGTGGCATGTGGACGAGGGGACGATCACCACGATTGCCGGCGAGACGACGTACCTTCTCCCGGTCAATTGCAAGAACGTGGATGCTATCTCGCTCCCCGACCAGACGACGACGACCTCGTATGTCACGCCGGCGGAGTGGGTG